GTGTCTAATTCTGGTTTTCCGTTCCTTATCGCCTGTCGAATTGCTCCGGAAATGGCTTTAGAACCTGTCAAACCATTTTCAACTTTCCAAATATCCAAGGTTGAAAAAACCCGCCAAATACATCTTCTGACGTCACTGCCATCCTCAACAAGTTGATCGTTTCCAATGAGAATTAACGGATCAACTTTTGGCAGTTGATTACGGTCAAGAATGTTCGTAAGAGGCACAAGAGACAGAACCTCCGACGTCGTTGTAAGACGTTTGTAGATAGCCTTCTGAATAGCTAGCTCTAGCATTATTTAGTCCCTTCTACTGCCTTTTTGATTGTGCGTTTCAGTCTGCCTTTGATCCGTTTTTGAAGCTCTCTAGCACTCGGCCAGAAAAAAGGCTGGGCAGGCATTTTGCTTGTTCCATACTCGACCAAATGAGGATAACGGACATCACTATTTCCAACGGTTACAATCGCCTCTAACTCCTCGGCTCTCATACTTCCCCCAGGTTGGGAATAGGGCGGGGTTGTTTCATTAGGCTTTGTTACTGTTATGCTGTCGGCTAAACGTCCTGTACGCTTTGGTGCTTTTTCCTTCATGCTGTTGGCTAATTCATTCGCCGATTTGATTAAAGCAGGCTCGCATTGTTGACGAACGGCCTTAGGTATAGCCTGCATGCGGGCGCGGAATTTATCCCATGAAGCTTTATCATTATCTGTCATGTCAAAATGTCCAATCGCGAAAACTGCGGATAATGTCATCACACCCATGAGGAATAGATGAAATGACGCCCCCGACGGCTTCCCTCTGTTCGTACCACCAAGCGGCAATTTGGCAGACAGCTTCCTGCAATGCTGGGGGAATGGGTTCTTTACCGTCGCTGCCATAACGTTCTTCAATCTTGTAGCCCAAAAGGCTCTCGACATAATTCTGTGCGGCTTGTATTTTTAATGTCAGTAAAGCGTCATCAATATCCCCGATGTCATCGGTAAAATTAAGCTGATCCTTGACTTGTTTGAGCGTCAGAATAGTCATTTGGAAAAAATCCTATTTTTTAAAAATAATGAGGCCGTGCCCGACCGCCGGTGCCCAAGAGCGGCAAAAAGTTTGAACATCGCCCCCCTCATTGGGTTGCCTCAATGCGCGTAATGCTGGAAGCTATAGACAGATCGACTATTAGCTTGGCGACGTTATTTGCTTCTTCGTATTGTTCTGTTACTTTTATGATCTGCGCGATGAAAAGACGTTCACTCGCGTTATTGAAAACAAGTCGGAACGGATAGTAACAGAGTTCATGCAATGCTCTTACCAAGGTCAATTGACCTGCGTTCGCAAGGTTTAACGCTGTTATGACCTCCATCACACTATTTGTAATAGCCACCTTGTCAATGGTATATCGCTGGATACCGTCTGGATTGTTCGGGTCAATGTTTAATGATCTTACTGTTTCTACTTCTTCATCAATATGACCCAAGCTAATAACGTTTTCGATAAGCTGCCAAGTTTGGGCGTTATAGATGTCATTATCCGGTTCAAAGTCCGAATAACCATTTAATGCTTGCCCGACAAGCAACTTACATCCGTTGGTCGTGAACATCGTCATGAGCGTCACCAGCCTTCAATGATCGTTCGTCTGATGATTACGCTTCTGGTTGCGGGTTTGAGGTTGCGTCTATAACGACGATGTTTGAATTGATGCCTAGAGTGACCAACAACTTGACGCTGTTGTTTGCTTCACCCGCTTCTTCACTTGCACTCATAACTTTAGCAATGAATAGCCGTTCTGATGGTGTTCCATTTACAGGAGCGTCATTGAAGACAACACGAAACGCATAATCGTGAATTGTTTTTTCCGCTGCTCTAAGTGCTTTTTGACCGGCGTCAGCATAATCAACGGACATGACAATTTCCATGTTTCCGGCATTGCGTGTGCCTTTCAACTTTTGAACTCGGTTTTTTCCAATGTCGTTGACAGTAACCTCTTCAGACGTGTCACCAAAAGAGCCGTAATTGTTTATTCCATCAATTCTTGTCCATGTCTGTGAAGTGAAGTCGTTTTCATTAAAATCTTCTGCTTTGTTATTCATTGCAGAGCCAATGAACAGCTTTGTGCCTGCTGTGGTGAATATCGACATGTTAGTGGTTCCTTTCTTCGCGCTGCTTGACGCTTGAATGACAATGAGTGCATAGGGCTTGCCAGTTGTTGCGGTCACAAAACAACGTCTTGTCACCCTTATGCGGTTTGATGTGATCTACTACGGTTGCAGGTGCTCCACACCGGATGCAAAACCGATGTTCTTTCAGATAAGCTGCGCGCCATCTTTCCCACGTTCTGGAATAGCCACGCCTTGATGAATTAGGACGCTTCAAGTCATGCCTTGCCTTGCGTTCTGCATC